TCTTGCTCCTTTCGAAGGAGGCCATTAAACTTGATATCTATAAGATCTCCTTGTTCAAGCTCATCATGTGTAGGCACCCCAAAGGACTGTAGCCCAAAGTACTTTGGAATGTACAATTTTTTTGAGCTTTCAAGAAATAGAGGAAAGGGTGTAACTTCGTCCGCGTTTGGCATGTTTGGGTTTACGTTTGGTTTTACCGTCAAGTCTTGCTTGAGTTGATCAATTAGTACTTCATTGCCTTTCTTCAAGAGGGCGTATCCTCTTCTTGAAAGGAATGTCCCCCCCACTGGTTGTGGATACGTATATTGCTTCCACATCCTTAGCAAATACGTCAACTCCTATTCTCATTTTTTGTGTATAGTTTATATAGTAAAATGAAGGACTTGTTTCGTGTTGTGGCTCTCATTCTTCTTGTAGGGACACTCTTTGTCCCGGCAAAACATTTCTCGTTTCTGAAAAGTGACACCATTCTCACAGTCCTTGGAACACTTGGGATTATAATTCTTGTTCTTATGGACACCGTAACAGGTACGCTTCTAGTCCTAGCTCTTTTGGCTATGATGTATAGAATACACGTGAACGAGCTGAATGTGTTCGGCTGGATTTCTTCAAAACAAGATAAGGATTATGTGATAACAAAATCTAAGTTCACAACCTCGGAGCACCTGAAGCGCGCTCAAACAAACGTCGTTGATGAAGGTTCATTTGGAAAAGAAATAATTGGAATTGAAGGAGTTTACGGTGAGCCCGTTTACGGTGCGCAAGGTATTGACCCCAAGATGCCCGGATACGACGTGAATACTGCGCAAAATGCGAACCCTACATCTTCTAACTATCCTCTATAGGCCTCACTCATACTTCGGCCGTACGGCTCAAGTAGTCTTGTGTCTCGGTCCCCAAGTAGCTCTTGTTAAGGCGTCTAGAAGCAATTATAGAAAATGTGATAATGAGCAAAATGCTCATGACACCAATGAAAGAGGTCGCTCCAATGCCCATCGTGAAGTAGACGTTTTCAATGTTCTTACGTTGAAGAACGATCAGAATCGTCATCATGATTGTGTAAATTAGTATAATAACAGATAGAGCAACGATGAATAGGCTACGTTCTTTGCGGTATGCCCAAAAGAACAAGATGGCTATAAGAATGGCAAACACCATAAGACCAATGCTAGCAAAGATGCTAGAAACGTTCTGCTTCGAATCGCTATCGGAGATGAAACCTTCCTCATTGACCTTTTCCTTCTCTTCTTTTTTGGACACTTGATAGGCTTCTTTCAAAGGGTACATACCTACCATCTTGTGATTCTATAAACACATTAGATTTGTTTTTGTTTTGCACTCAAAGTGTAATGAAACGAAAGGTCACTACGAAAGGGCTCTCGCCTATATGGCTGATTGTGATTTTCCTGATTATGGTCATATTCATAATGTTCGCATGGATCCAAACCAATAAAGTTAAACCTATAACTACAAACCACGAGGACAACAACGAAAGCAATACAAGCCATGAGGGCCGAGTGCGAGTGGTCACAGTTGAAAACAAATCCGACGATTGGAAGTTCCACCCATCTCAAGACCCAATCTATCCCTCTGATTCTATGCAACAAATTGGATTCTTGACTATGGAAAACCCAGAGCCCAGTGTCGTTGAACCTATTATACTTCCTCTGTTCGGCGAGTCATTGGCCTACAAGCATTCTGATAGGTGGTTGTACTTCACAGCAACCGATAAAAATCAAAGCATAAAACTACCCATAGAAATTGAGAAACGCGAGTGCTCGAACGATGATGTGGGTTGTAAAGAGGTCTACTCCGGCGATATTGTAACAATCCCTTCTTATGGAGATCATAGTTTCAAGGTGACCTTGTACAAAAAGAGACTTCCCATGAGATTATAGTTTGGCATACACGAATACGGCGTAAAGAATAGAGCCAAATAGCAGAGCTCTCAAGATGGTATCGTAAGATCGGAAACGATTAATGGTCTCAAACCTATTGTAAAGATATGGGAAAATCAATGCTGGTTGGAAAAGGACATAGCTCAAAACCATGGCAACCAATACCTTTTTAGCCATGTCAATGTCCCACCAGCCTCGGTTTGCCGGAGCTGTAGACATTGAATGATACGGTAGTTGTGGCATAGCCATAGCATTTCCATTTTGTTGAAATTGTTGTTGAGGCGCTGGTTTCGTGGCATATGCGGGCGGCATTGATGCCTTTGCTACTTCTTTTTCCATTTCATTAAGAACATCAGCTACTAATGGATCAGATGCCTCATTTCCGCCTTGTTGGTTTGCGGGAAGTGAATGCATAGGTGTAGCCATTGCAACTTGTTGGGGTGGTTGAGACATCATTATTATGTTTATATCATGAAGTGATTAAAAAAGATGAGATTTTGACGTACATTCACATTCATTCCGGAATGCTCTCGGACATGCCGGATACGGTCGGTACAATGAAATTGTCCGTCGTTGTTACGGGACACTTAACTGGGTAAGGAACGTATTTATAGCACTCCCCTTCCAATTCATAAGTTGTACTTTCAATATGATCTAGAGGTGGTGCAACGATCACCTTACAATTGCGATCATTGCATACCTTGCGAAACAACATAGCCAAGGCAAAACCCATCAAAAGAGACGATGCTATATGGCCCTTCTCTGTGTATAATATCGTGTCTGATATGCGACGAAATCCGCTTGCCATTCCCGTAACTACCTTTGGGGTAGAAGAAAATTAGACGATTGGTTGTGGCTCGACATGTTCTCCTTTCGTGCAAGCTGTCTTGTGAACTTTGAATTTGTAGCAGTTGTCTGCTTGGTCCGAGTACACAACTTTACCTGCGTTGTATGGTGTGGGATATTTGTACACAATGAAAGGTGTTGGTCGCACAAGATAAACGTACAACACGCCTAGACAAAACGACAAAAGAAACCAACCCCAACGAAGTTGAAATGTACGATGTGTCGGTACCATCTTAGTATGTCAAAACATTATAATACGATTTCACGCATACATGGAGTATGTGTCACTTGGCAAGGTCAATAGCTCTTCTGGCTTGTTCAGCATATTTAGCCATTCATGAAGCGCTTTTTTCTTTGCAATTGAGGGGGTATCTGCCATAATATACTCGTCGTACTTGACCTTTAGAAACTGACAATATCTGTCATATGTATCGGTGTACTTTTCTCTTTGACCTTCATGCTTTTGAACATACTTGACGACTATTTCCTCGTAAGCAGATTTATCCAATACACTCACATTCTGGTAAGCCATCAAATGTCTCTCTACGTCATCGTAAGTTGTCTTGTCTTGATTATTAACATGCCCCATGAGTGCCTTTTGAAAGTTCTGTAAAGCGGTTTTGGTATCATATGTAACCGAACGGCGAGGAGATTGAATATCAGCCATCTTTATCACGATTGCTAGTTATCGCACTCTCTTACTGATGGATTCAGATAATTTTTCATTCAGAACATTTCTTACCGTTGGCCATGTTGTGATATCATCAAACATGCTCTTAAATTGTAACTGTAAGCTGTCCGAAGGGGATAGTTGCTCTTCATAAAGAGACATGGGCAATTTCACAATCTTTGTACCTTGTTTGGGGCACGATGTTTTCAAACGCCTCTCATAGTATCCTTGTAGTACCATAATGGTACCTACAAACAAAAGAAAGACCGCAATTGCTTTCATCCTGTATAATGCATACAAAATTTGGAAAGCGCTTTTCCCTAAGCATCATCTTGGGTGATCATTGGATCAACCGGTGCACCTTCAGGTTCAACTGCAGCAGGGGAGTCGGCAGTGGCGGTGGCGGCCGTGTCCTCAATAATAGAGGCCTTTGAAGCTTTTGCCTCTTCTTCCATGCGCTTTGTCCAAGCATCCTTGGCAGTTAACGCATCAGTTACTTTTTCTTGCTTACGAATCTCAAAGAACTCGTCTTTGAGCTGCATATTTTGCTTGTAGTTTTTCATGAGCGTGTTCAATTGAGTCTCTCCGTACTCTTGGTCCGGCATATCATTTGGGTTGGGAGACCAAGGGCACCAGCAACCCACCTGGCCAATGAAAATATCAAATTTATCACCCATGCGCTTTAGAACTTCGGCACGTACTTGAGCCTCCTTTATCGTTTCAAAAACACCACGTACTTTAATGCCACGAACACACGTCTTGAAATCGTTTTGCTCAAGGAACTCACGGTCGCATTCGCCCTCATTTGATTGCTTGAAGAATCGGTATTGCTCTTGTAGGTCTGCATCCTTGTTTGAGAAGAAATGGGATTGGGTAGCCTTGATATTTTCCAAGAGAGAAACATCGTCCGGATAACGAATTTTTAGCATGTCAATTATTGTTGACATATCCTTTTGAACGCTGGCCATGAACTTGTTGAACATGAAGACCTCTTTGTTCGCAAGAACATCCTCGGGAGAAATGAAAGATATACAAACATAGTTTTGTCCACGAATTGCTTTGTCCTCATCAAGATAATCAACTTCTTTCGTAGAAACAACGCTCGATATACTTTCCATTCGTGTAATCGTGTATAACTAGAGGGTTTTCTACTTCATCGTTTAAATGAATTTTCTTGATCATATATAGTAGATATAGAATATCATGTACTCTATGAGCCAACCTGCCTTTGATTTCCAAGAGATTACCACCCGCATCGTGAAGTACATCATGGAGGGCGCAGCCGTTGGAATTGTGGCCACCATCTTGCCTTCCAACCCTCTAAAATGGCAAGAGGCCGTTATCTTGGCCATCGTGGCTGCATCCATGTTCGCCATCCTTGATGCTCTAGCCCCTTCCATTGGTGCCTCCCTTCGCCAAGGTGCGGGTCTTGGCATGGGATTCAAGCTTGTTAAGTTTGGAATGTAGGGCCAAAGGCCTCGTGTATCAAATAGACTCAATGAACTGCCAATTTAGTTCTTCACAAATCTTTTTCCAAATTTGATCTTGAAGATGGAGCTTTTCCCGGCTTTTTAATAGAGGAAAATGCTTCAAATATTCATCCTTTTCAAGGAGCTGAAAGAATTTATAGAGGACGTAGCTATACGATAAGAAGTTCTTGCGATCTCTGGGGCAGTGTTTTAGAAATGGCCCTTGGATCTCTTTGAACATTGTTCGGAGCTTCTCTTCTAGATCTGGTGCGAAATTCGGGGTGGGTTGGCCGTTTATACGGCTTATGATGTAGTGTATGTGTTCGTAGTACTTATTTATTTTTAGTTTCTTAAGAATTTCGCGCATCTTATGGTAAGACAATTTGGAGCAATCATGAATTTTCTCTTTTTTGATTTCTGAAACAATCTTTTCAAAAATATCCTCCGGAATGTCGGTGCTTTCCTTCCCTTGAATTTGGCTTATCCATTCATTGAAATGGTTTATGCGTTTGTAAGAGAAATGTGAGGCCTCCTTGGATGGTTGTCGATATATTGGTTTATTTTGTTCAACAAGCAAAAGCTCCTGGTAGCCACATTCCTGACAAAGCATGATACCATCTTGCATTAAGCAAGTCAATGGAATCATACACTCATGACATTGCCCTATGCTTACCTCATTGAATTGTGATCTTATGAACGATGGGTCTGTAATTGACATGTACTGCTCAACAAGGCTCCGTTTATCTCTTCGCCCAACCTCTCCACCCCTTTGTGTTGATGAGGTTGGTTGATGTGTCACTTGATCATTCAAATTTGGTGCAACATTTGAAG